CACTCACAGCACCTCCGGTAACTGTGCATCCTTTTAGTATATAATTATCTCCTCCTAAAGTAGATAATGCACTTATACAATCAGAATATGCCTTTTGCATAAACGTTAAAGTGTCTGTGTTGAAAGGAAAACCTCCTTCTTTAAAATCAATATTGTTCATTATTTTTCTAATTTTAAGTAATTATATATTGTTTTCCTGCTAGTTTATAATAGTTGATTAAAGATTGCATTTCAAACTTCTCATTTTGATTTAATTTTAAACCTGAAGCTAAAACAACCTTAAAATCAACACCTGTACGATCAAAATCTGACTTAGGTCTTATTATTTCTTGCCCTAAATACAAGGTCTTTCTACTTCCGTCTGATTGTGGGTAAATGTATAATGCCTGTAAGTGAGGTATTTCTTCTAGACTTATTCTTTTCTGATCTGGATCAAACTTATCATTAAGAAGCTTAGTAAGGTAACACACTTGAGAGTTATGGCTTAACTGATACAATACAGCCTCTTTTTTTTTCATAAAAGCAATATAGTTTTGCTCAATGGGTACGCAAAAGCTTCTGATAAGTAGAGGAAGTGTTTTAGACTTAAACACAGAAGGTATTAGCCATGCTACCAAACGCTTAATATTAATATTATACATAAGGTATCCAGTTTATTTCTAGGTTTTCTTTTTCACTTTCTTCATCAATTAGTTTTAAATAACCAGCATCGGGCTTACAAAATGCATTGACCAAACTGTATGGCACATTGTCGTACTTCGTTTCACAGCTAATTATTTTAGGAATTTTAACCCCCTCTGTAGCCTGTAAAGCATCAACCAAATGGGCTACTATAAATACGCCATTAAAGGGCAAATTTTTGATGAAATTTCGTACTGTCTTTTGTATCGGAGCATCATCTTGCCCGTCTAACCTACCCCCACTATCATTCAACACCAATGGGTCGTAATAAATATCTAAAGAAAGACGAAGACAATCTCCTGGGAGTGATTTTATATTTAAAGGTACACCTGCATCTTTAATATTCGACATGTATATTTTAAAAGTATCCAGTTCTTCACTACTTAAAGGTATAGGATTTAAAGAGTCATCAGTTTTGGCTACTTTCATTAATAATTTTCCTGACACTTCGTCCACAGATGAGAATTTAATAATTTGAACATCATCTGACTCATCAATGATTTCATACGTGTCATTGCCATATGGCAATGTATAACCTTTTTGAAAAGCTTTTATTTTTTCATTATACCACCTTAAACTATGAGGTTTAAGCTCACTAACAATCGAATCTACATCAGTTTTAAACTGATCGAAGAGTTTCTCCAAAGTAAATATGGCTACTGCAACAGCATATGCCATAAAACCAATCAAGTTGCTGCGAGAAGTTTGTTTTTTAAAAGGTATAGAGGTGTCTAATTTCAATACATTCACCAGCACCTCTTCATTCATAATCGCTTTGATGATTTCCTCCTTTATTGTTTCTATTGATCTTGCCATTTTTAACTAACTTTAAAATCTAATGCAATTGCCATATAACTGATTCCACCTAGAACGGTTTTACTTTCAGACACGACTTTAATTTTATGTTCTTTATAATAGGATACAATACGGGGCTCTAATTGATCTGGTATTTTTATGACCATACCTGCTTCCAATATTTCGGTAGGTTCAATAATATTTGCTTTAGCAATTTCAAAAAAGCTTTCAATACTCCCCGTTTCCTGTATTGCTATATCTAACAAGCATTGCCCGTTTTCAACGATTATTTCATTCATAATTGTTTCCTTTCTACTGATGCACCAAAATGAAAACCCACAACCGAATTACGCTCTTGCAATAAAGAACCAACCACAGTTCCAACCGCTGTACCTATAACCGATCCTAAACTGGTTCCTATGGTAACTGCCGTTTGCAGCTGGTTAACCACTTTTAAAAGAAAGAACACCGTGAGTACCGTAATTACGATTTGGCAAAAAATTAAAGCAGTAATAAAAATGAGGTTCTTATTCATGATGCTTAATGCCAACTTATCGGCTATTTCATGATTGGTTTTAATGTATTGCGCTGTGGCTCGTTTTCTATCGTCAACTTCATGCGAAAAGGCTTTAATGTCTAGTTCGTACATCTCCTTTTCCCATTGCATTTTAGAGCTCTTAATTTCTGCCAGTAATGCCTTGGTTTGCTGTGTTGGTACAACGTCTTTTTTTAATAATTTTTCAAGCTTTGTAATGGCTGTTTTAATAGGAGCTCCAGAAGTTGCAATTTCTAACACATCGCCTGCTATATTGGGTACAACTCTTACAATTTTGTTAACAAACTTTCCAAAACCCGTTTCTTTAAACGTTTTTTTATGCTTCATAATTTAGCTTCTTGTGGTCCAACCTGCTATAAAGACTTCTTGATCTGGATTCTTTTCAGTAATCAAATCGTATTTACGGAGCTGATAATAATTCATCCATTTCAAGAGCCATTTAAGAATCTTATCGTGGTTTCTACTTGAGAAACTTGCTGTTTTAAATAAAGAGTTGGTCGCTTTCAGTGTTTGTGCTCCTATCTGCCCATCAACCAAAATATCCTTATAATCTTTTTGATTCCGATTAAGCTTGTTCAAAGATTTCTGTAAGCAGTAAACTCCATAATAATGGCCCATATTAACCGAAGTGTCGAAAAGTTCATTGGCTATTTTCTGTGGTAAATGGCCACAGAGCAGTTTGTCCCAAAAATTTTCTTTGTAAAAAGACTCTATTAGCGCTTGAAGCTCTTTGTTCAATGCCAAAGCATCTGAAAGATGAGGCGATCGTTCATTTTTTATCTCATCGATTATTTCCCATCCTGCCCAAATGGGCCAATGTTTCCGAGCGATGCCATGATAGGTTTCACCTCCCTTATCCTTCGGATGATTGGAATAGCCTCCTTCCTGAATGCTGGTTAATTGGTAGGCTTCTTCAAATTTTGCCATCATACATTTATTTGCAGGTTAAAATTTTCGTCAACTTCTACTTCAGCACCACTAAAGCCATCATTCTCCAATTCTATTTTAAGCTCACGCTTAAATTTCGTTAAGCTGTTGCTGGTGTTTTTCAGAAATCGATTAATTCCAAAACCCAATATGGGTACTTCTCTTAATCCTCCCTTATGTAATTCCAACAGGTGCATAATATGTTGTTGCTCACTATCAGCAATTTTAAAGTCAGCATTCTCAAAAATAATTTCACCCGATTCATCTAGTTCTATATCTTTCATTTTGTTTATCGTATCAAGTTCTTCAACTAATGTTTCACTTTATCGTCTTCGATTTCCGAATAATCCTCAGATTCTGTAAAGGGTGCAAGAGCAGCAATCACCAAATCTACATACGCTTTCCCCCCGTCAGAAGAACCTACAGCAGGCTTACTTTTTTTCAAAGCATCAATTACGCCATCCACCCTAGCCGTTAACTTCTCCAATTGTGTTTTGAGTTCCTCAATTTTGATCAGGCCTCCCCAATTCCCCTCATTAAAAACAAATCCATCTTTATTTATTAACAAAGATTGCTCTTCGATATTTAAGCTGATTTCTTCAATTTCGGAGCAGGCTAAGAGAAAGGCTTCGTTCACATCATTTTCGATAATTGCCAGTAAAACCGAACTGTTTAGTTTGGGTTTTAAAATCAATCGATCGGTGTATTCTGCTATGGTGGCGTTTAATCGTACATCAAACAATTTTGGAGCACCTTCACGAACAACAGTACAGGTTTGTGTATCAATATCAACCGATTCTACTTGCCCAATAAAAACCTGCATGGGTAAGTGTCTTTTTAAACTCAGATCTATTAAACGCTGAAATATTTCACTCATAATATGTGTCTTATTGTCTTATGATTTTTTATTCCCTTTCTCGTCTGGTATTCGATAAGAAAGGGTGTTAATTCGCTCGAAATAGGCATTCCCCCAACGTATTTTAACCGATTCAATCAGATATTCCCCTTCACGATCTTGTTCCAACTTATCAATAATCTTAAGCGTATCTCCTGCTTTAGTTAGAGGCTGTCCAAAACCTGTAATACTACCCGTAAAACCATCATACACCAATTTGCTATATTCGGCCTTAGCTAGTTTCTTTAATTCTTGTTCATTTATATTTCCAAAACTCAAAGTCTTTGTGGTCGCATTCTGCTCTGTACTGCCTTCTTCTATTTTAAGTTTCTTTCCATCGGGCAAGTTTGCTATAGCTACAATCTTTATTTTTGAATCCTTGGCAGATTTATACTTCAGGTCGTTCTTCTTAATATTACGTCCGTATTCATAAGTGTGAACTGCAAGCGAATCATCTTTAATATCGTTGGCAAAATTACAATACAACTTGCCATTTTTGATATAAGTAAACAAGCCAAATTTTTCCTTGAGATCCATAAACACCCTATAGGAACTGATAAAGTGAATAGAGTATTTGCCTAAATTTAAATCTGGACAAATACAGGGCATACCATCGGCAATACTCTCGAGAACGGTTCGAAGATTAACTTCTTTCCAGCTTTTAATAAAGGTATTGTCTCTAAACTGATACATCTCGTCATCAATATGAATCTTAATGGGAATATCGGCTTCTATCTCGCTCACATAACCTGTAAATTCTTCAATCAGTTCATCGTTATACCCCAGTTTAATGCTTACGACTTGCCCCACTTTTATATTTTTAAGGACAGATTTTCCCAGCTTGTCTCTATACATACGAGGCAAAACAAGTGTGGCTGAATCAGAAAGTTCTACGACTGTTTGAACAATCTCACATGAGTGAATTTCATTGAAAATAATGTCCCCAATTTTTACTTCTGCTACTAAATTTAAATACATAGGTTCTTATATGTCGTGATCAAAATAATCTTCATTTTTCATTTGGAACTCAGCAAAACCAAATCCCCATTAAGTTCATATTCCTATTTTTTTTCTTTCAAACTGAATTCAATCGGTTTAATACTCTTAGCTGATAGGGAATATTTCCAGGTATCCTCATACCCCTCTACACCTGACAAGCCACTCAAATTGGTAAAATAGAGACAGGTAATACCCAGTTCTGCGAATATTGGGGATTCAACCTTGAACTGTGCACCCAACTCAAACACTTGACTTATTTTTTTCAACTTATCAGCAGGATAATAATGCTTATTCATATCGATAATGAGGCCTTGCATTTTTATATCCCATGATTTTAGCCCATAACTTTCGATCACTTCGCCGTCGCTACCGTTAATAGCCGTGGTTTTAATATTTTTACCACGAGAAAAACTTAGAATGGGTGGTGGTGCAAACCAATCTTTAACAGCATCTTTTCCGTCTATAAATGGAAATGCTCCGAAATTGAGAATGGCACCTTCTTCCGTCCCTGATTGAATGAGTTTAAACGTTTCGAATTGTTCTGATTGATCATCAAACAAATTAATGTTATTGTAGACACCTGAATTCGATTTCTTATCACCTAAGCTATTAGGCTTAACTTGATAAGATTCTGAATTAGATAGACCAAGTGCATTTTTAGCCGTAAAACCGAATGCACTTTGAAATCTATTTGCCAGGTCAATCGTATATTTAGCCATTTTTATCTTCTGGTTTTACGTTTAACATACCTTGCTCAAACAGCCAATGTACCTGCATGTACTTTTCGAACCATAGCTCATCGTCTAAATCTTCGGGGAATGGTATGTGCAGGTAAAGGCTGATTAAAGCATTGCCTTTTCTAAAAAAATCGCGCTCTTCCCGGATATCAATCCCGGGAAAGAGCTCTAGTAGTTTTTTAGGATTGCTTTTCTAACCGGAATTAAACTCGCCACTGCATCAAAAGCCGCAAAGAAAGCATCGTCACTGGCTTTTACAGCTTCTTTATTCGAAAGCACACAAGCATTAATCATAACTTCTTTTGCTTTGTCTGGGTTTTTATCAATCCATTTCTCAAACTCTCCCAAAGTCTTTCTGTCCGGAACACGAACCACGACTTCCATAAAGTCTTCCCCATCATCGTCAAGCGGTAAGGATGCCACCATAACTTTCTTTTGTCCATAGCGTTCTTTCCATCCCGTCATCATTTCTGTGCTAACCCCTTCAGGTAATTCTACTTTTACTGCTTCTGTTTTTTTCTTATTATCAGCCATTATATTTGATTAATTGTATGATTCGTATTTTTAAATAAATAGTGCGAACCAGGAGCATAACATTGCTTCGTATCAATGTCTAAACTTGTGTTCTTCACTCAATGCAGGAACATTTTTATTGAGCTAATAAACTCAAAAAAGGAAGGAAGCTCCCAGTTCGCACTGGTCCTGTTTCATGATCGTTTATCTTAAATAAACAATCACAGGACAAGCCTCAGGGAACTCTATTAAGCTGAGTGATTATTATAATTGATGTTTAAAACAAACATTTCAAACTGCTTGCTCAAGCCCATCTCACCTGTTACTTCGCGCCCTTGTTTCTGAAACTTGCACGTAATGGTATCATTAATGATTTCATTATACTCATCAGCGAAAGTCACATTAATATCGAAAGGCTTAATGCTTAACAAATCGCTACCTGCCGCTTTTTCGATAGCCACAACCTCGGTCATTGGTAAAGTAACGGTACAAGAGTCTTCGATTTTGCCCGTACTCCAAGAATGAGCCTTTCTTTTTAATGAATAATTCTTTTGATGTTCCTGAGTTGTTTCATAAGTGATTTCAGTAATTTCAACATCAGGATTACCTAGCATGTTAACAGTTACATCACCAGAATCATATGCTTTTCCGTTTTTACGAATAGTTGCCATTATAAATTGTTTTTAAGGTTAATAGAGCCTTTAATTTTGTTGATTGTACCATAAGGTACCAGCTCGAAAGATGCGATAAGCGCTTTATCGCCAGTTAATAAATTAGAATTTGGATCGATTGTCGTTTTTCCTTCTGAGATTTCGCCGTCAGCCTTCATTTTCTCGAAAACAGTATTGCCTAAGCCTTCAAAATACTACACAACGCCAACTGGTAATTTTCCTGTTTTAGGATCAACAGGCTGAACCGTTTTTACTTTTGGTAAAAGTGCGGTACGTAATAATCTAGATGCCTTATCGATAGTCGCACCATAAGCCACAGTATGCTCGTTAATATTACCTTCTGCATCCAAAATTTGTTCCACACAAGTGTGATCGTTATTCCAACGCAAGCCTGCTAATCCAACTTCACGAATCGGGAAAATATAGCCTTTGGCATCAAGAATTTCCCAGTCCGATTCTACTTCTGTAATGGGTTTCATTGATGATAAACCACCAATCATAAAAGCATCCTTACCCGCATCGGTAATGTTCATGCTTTCATTCTCTCCCAAGTTTTGATTGATCTTTCCTTTCACAGAACATCCCAATACATTACCTACAGCAGCGTAGTTACCGTAAAACGGTGGTAATAACACACCATTTGAAGCTAATTTGTAATCCTGACCAATAACCACACTTACTTTAGGTGCTTTAGTGTTAGGAATTTTAGTTAAATCGGCTACAGTCGTAGCATCTCCTGAATAGTCACGTCCCTCCAAAAAGATATTCAATGGTCGATGATTTTCGTAACACCAATCAGCAAAGGCCTGTGCCTTTGGAATGGAAGCAAACACATCATCGTTAATTCCAGCTGTAGCAGCAGGGCTATCCTCTGTAGCAAGAGTAAGACCCAAAGCCAATTTTCTGATTTCGCCATCAGCTTCGTTAATCAGTTTTTTTGCATACGGCTCATCTACATCAAGCATGTTCACCATAGAAACAGTTCTTGGAACCAGCATCAGAAACAAAACTGATCCTTCTCCGGCCATACGATAAAACTCTGAAATTTGATGATGAACAATACCATGATCAAAATCTTTAGTAATGCCCATTTCTTCAACATCCTTAATGTTATAGAATTTATAAACATTCCCTAGTGTCATTCCTGAAGGTGCACTCCCAACAGAAACAACAAAACCTGCTGTTTTGTCTGAACTGGCGATTGTATTTGCTCCCAGTTGTCCTTTTGTAATTTCTACTCCCGACATTTTTTAAAATTTTGTTAAATAATTAATTTGATTAAAAGCTTTTTTGTTTCAACTATATATAGACTCGAATTCGAGGATGATTTATTTTATTAAGCTCAATGCAAATGAGGTAAGAGCCGAAGACAGAATGGCAATAAACGCAGACCAGGTTTTCACTCTGTTCTCTATATTGCTAACACGCACCAGTAAATTGGTATAATCTCCTGTTAACTTAATCAAGGTGTTATTCATATTAATCACCTTAGAATTTACAAGTATCAACAGCTCCTTTTGTGTTAGCTGATTCATATCTATAGTTTCGTTATTGCTCATTCTGATTTCAGTTCTTATTAGTTGTTATTTTGCTTAGTATAATCAACCGAATATTTATTTTGAAATTCAAATGTTCATTTGCCAAAACGAAATTTACTCATCAAGATTCGCCCCCTTATTCGTCGATCACAGTGCAATGATAGAGACCCTTTTTTGACTTTCACAAGAACAAAACAAGCCTTACACATAAGTAAAAAAGCCTTGGAGTCTTGTCTTTTTGTTTTATTCATTTTTTACAATTTCACTCTCAATACCAAAAGAAAATTTGTCTTAAAATTTAAGAATCGATTGATTCGAAATGAACTTAACAAATCAAGATCACTCACCCTTACTCGTTGATTACACTGCAATGATAAAGACCATTTTTCGACTTTCACAATAACATAACAAGCCTTACAGTCAAGCAAAAAAGCCTTGGAGTCTTATCGTTTTGTTGTATTCATTTTTCACAATTT